GATTATTACAGTGCGGCACAAGCCTCTACATTTTCTGTCCTTGAAGGTTACACGGTAACAAGTAAAGATTATCTTCAGATTGGTGGAACAATCAATTCTTTTATTATGATGCGTGAAGGTGACATTATCTCTGCATTTGCTACGCAACAAATGACATTGCTTGTGTCGTTGATTGAAGAAAACAATATTATTCAGGGTGGTTAAATGAAAGATAAAAGACTTGACAGAGCAGGTGTTTCAGGGTATAATAAACCTAAGCGTACTCCTAACCATCCTACTAAGTCACACGTTGTAGTTGCTAAAGTTGGTGATCAGGTCAAGACTATACGTTTTGGTCAACAGGGTGTTAAGGGTGCAGGTAAAAACCCTACGTCAGCTAAAGACAAGGCACGTAAAAAATCCTATTATGCACGTCACAATGCACAGGATTCTAGTCCTTCAAAGCTGTCTGCACGATACTGGTCACATAAGGTCAAATGGTAATAGATTCTAGTTACAATCATTTAATCAATATAGAATTTTTAAAATACAACAACAAAGTAAAACTCTTTCTTCATGTGCAAGTAGAAGATTGGAGTGCTAAACTAAAGAAACATTTTTTACATCTCTTGACTTTACTAGGTGAATGTTATTGTTTAGTCGATGACAAACAAACTGTAAAGTTTGCACAGTTACATGGAGCTAAGTTAGTTAAAGAAGCTCCAAGTCAAGGTAAATATTTATATATGTTGAGGTTCAATTAATGGGAACAAGTACTAACGATACCTCTAATAACGATGAAGGTTTCTTCACTGGTACGTTTGATGATCCCGGTGAAGAAGGTTTTAGCGGTCCTGCCTATGAAGGTCAGGATGCAGACCCATCTCAAGATAGACGTGAAGACCCTAGCGATCCAACCAAAACATATAACTTTAATATTGATCGCTCATTAGATTTTTATATGGATGATCAAGGCAGGAGAGTCTATTCTCAAGCTTTAACTGATGCTAATAAAGCCAGTGCATTAACAGATCAAATTGTACAGTTAAATTTACAAGCAGATCGGCCTTCATATTTAATTGATGATAAACTCAGATCAAGAGAATACTTTGAACAACTAACATTAAAAGAATTAGAAGACTACAATACAGCTTTAGATGCCGCTTCACGCCCAGAGTATGAAGGATTAGGTGTAACGATTACAGGTGATCGACAAGTTTATGTTGAAGATCCTAGTATGTTCCGTAACTTTATGGCTAAAGCAGGAGCCGCATTTGCTAATACTGTAGCAGGCGTGTTAGGTGGTAGTATTCTTGGCGGTCCATTAGGGTTTAGGTTATCTCAAGGACCAATCGGTGCTAACGTAGGTTATGCCGCCGGTGAGTTTATTGGGCAAAGAGGTTTGTTTGGGTTAGGTAATGCAACCTTTGAAGCAAATGCATTATTAGATCCAGTGACTGGAGAGCCAGTTACCCAACAAATTTTTAATAATCCTGTAACTGGAGAAGCAACACAGTTATTTACTACAGCATCTGAGTTTGCACAACGTGCCGCTGAAGAACAAGAATATAAAGAAAAATATGAGTCAGGTGAAGAACAAGGTAATGTTGTTGCATTTAAAGAAGCTGTTGGAGGCTCACGGAAACCTTCATGGCGTGACTATGTAAACACTGACTTTGGTACTAGTTTTGCTAATGCCATTATAGGTGGCGGTGCTCTTGACACATTATCAGAACCTATCCGTGATTCTATTGTACTTGGTAAAATTGTAGCTGAGGGTGGTGATCCTTTATCTGCTCTAGTCACTACGTTTGGTGATGATGTAGATGAGATGTTAGGGTTATCTGACTTAGCATCTACTGCACTGGATGAAGTGTTTGATCCTGAGACTGCTCAGTTTATCCGTGACAACCGTGATCTAGCTCAGTTAGGAGCAGACATTGTAGTCTATGGTAAAGATCCGTCACAAGCCATTGTAGAGCGTTATGGCTCAGGTATCTTAGACTATCTAGGTGCTGATACTAAAAACCAAAAAGCACTAGGACAAGCGGCACTGAATGTTGGTGTAGCTTTGGATCAAGGTGTTGAACGTAATGAAGCGTTAGGTAAAGGTGTTATTGATTATTTCCGGCAAGGAGGTACAATAGACACTTTAGATGTAGATTCATTTACTCAACCACTAAAAGACTTTGCAGGTGATTTAAATTTATCATTTGATTGGTTATCACTTCCGGTAGATTGGAAGACAACTATCGGTAACTTTAACTTAAATGCTAATGATCTAATCGGTAAAATACCTAATCCGTTTACTTGGATTGATGAAGGTGTAGACTGGGATCAATTTGATTGGCAGGGTTTAAAAGGCTCAATTGATCTAAGTCAATTTACTTTAGATGATTTCTTTAGTAGAGGAATTACTTTAGACGATATGCAAGATGTCGGGATTAAAGTAACTGACATTGATCCTGACTTTGATACTGATCAGTTTTTATTTGATATGGCTTTAGCATCTGAAAAGTATCCCGGTCAGTTTACTACTGCTGATGGAGACTATGTAGAACCATTAGCCTATGATGTATCACGTATCTCTGATATCGGTGATGATAGTTTAGCACGTAAGATACTAAAACGTACCTATTGACAAATACTTAAAAGTGTGGTAAAATAGTTCTATGACATACTTAAATCTTGTAAACTCCGTTTTACGGAGACTGCGTGAAGATGAAGTTACTACAGTTGAAGAATCCGATTATTCTAAATTGATTAGTGACTTTGTTAATGACGCTAAACGTTTAGTTGAAGATGCATGGGACTGGACAGCATTACGTTCTACCTATACATTTAACACTGTTGCCGGTACTAACACATACTCATTGACTGATTTTACTATACGGTCTAAAGTATTGTCTGTACATAATGAAACTACTAATCGAGTTATTCTTCAAGAATCGTTAGCACGTATCCGTGAAAAGTATTTAGCTAATGATGGTGCTCAAGGTGGTATTGAATACTGGGCTATTGATGGTGTAGATTCTAACAATGATATGAAGCTACGCTTTCACATGGTCCCTAATGCAGTCAACTCTATTAGTGTCTATGGTGTCAAGCGCACTGCTGATTTATCTTCAGATACAGATACAACTGCATTACCTACATTAGCTATCATTCAGTTTGCCTATGCCTTTGCACTACGTGAGCGTGGTGAAACTGGTGGTCAGTCAGCTTCAGAGCAAATTATCTTTGCACGTCAAGAACTGTCTAACCAAATTGCCTTGGACGCAGGGCATCATCCTGATGAGACTATCTGGAATAACTAATGGCTAAGACTCTTGAAAGTATTGCGATTCAGGCTCCGGGTTTCTTTGGTCTGAATACGCAAGACTCTCCTACATCATTGCCTGAACAGTTTGCATTGGTTGCTGATAACTGTGTCATTGACCAGTTTGGACGTATTGGTGCTCGTAAAGGTTGGTCTTATGAGACTACATCAGGTGCTGATGATATTGTAATGATTTCTGAGTTTGTTAAGTCTGATGGAACTACAGAAATTATTAGTGCATCTGCAACAAATATCTACAAAGGTACAACAACACTCACAAATATTACCCCTGCATCACATACGGTGTCAGATGGTTTATACGATCATGCTACTTTAAACGGAGTACATTACTTGTTCCGTGAAGGGTCTGATCCTATTTACTATAATGGGACAACCTGTGATGAAGTTAGCGCACACCCGGATTACTCCGGTACTGTACCTTCTGGCAATATTGTGCAGTCTGGATTTGGTAGACTCTGGGTTGCCAAAACGTCAACCAATAATACCACAGTGTACTGGAGTGACTTGCTTACAGGATTCAAGTGGGACACTGGTAGCTCTGGTAGCATAGATATTTCTAAGGTATGGCCTGATGGTGCTGATGAAATAACAGCACTGGCTGTTCATAACAATTTTTTAGTTATCTTTGGTAAGCGGCAAATTCTTGTTTATCAAGGAGCTAATGATCCTGCAACTATGCAGATTGTAGATACTGTTGTTGGTATTGGTTGTATTGCTAGAGACTCTATTCAAACAACAGGGACGGATTTATTATTTTTATCTGATTCTGGGTTAAGAAGTTTTGGTAGAACTATTCAAGAAAAATCTGTGCCTCTTACTGATATTAGTAAAAATATTAGAACAGAGTTGACTACTTATTTACAGTCTGAATCCGGTAATATTTTTTCTGTTTACTCTCCAGAAGAAGCATTCTATTTACTTCACTTACCTACCACTAATATCACCTACTGTTTTGACATGAGAGCACCACTGCAGGATGGTTCTCATCGAGCAACACAATGGGATACTATCGGACCTCAAGCCCTATGTAGAACTAGAGACGGTGACTTGTTGCTAGGTAAAACGTTAGGTATTGCAAAATACACGGGCTATAGTGATAATGGTACAGCATACCAGATGTCGTACTTCACTAACTACATTGACTTTGGTTCTCCATCAAATCTTAAGTTACTTAAAAATCTTAAGATCACAGTAATTGGTGGTAGTGCTACGGATGTAACTCTTAACTGGGGTTATGATTACTCCTATGCATATAAAAAGAAACGCTTTACATTATCTACTCAAGTATTAGCTGAGTACAACATTGCAGAATATAACATTGGTGAATTTAATGCCGGTGTCTTGGTAAACCGCCCAACAGTAAATGCTAGTGGTGGTGGTCAAGTAGTACAACTTGGTGTTGAAGCAGAAATTAATGGGTCTCAAGTATCTATTCAGAGACTAACAGCGCAAGCTATTATTGGAAGGACTATCTAATGTCAAACTATACTAAGACAACAAACTTTACTGTCAAGGATTCTTTGGCATCGGGCAACCCTGCCAAGATTATTAAAGGTGGTGAAATTGATGATGAGTTTGATACAA